GAATGCAACGACTGGTAATGCCCAGTCCTCTTCATCTCCTGGACGCACATGGCAACCTCCGACTTCTTCGGCCAGAAGTGCATCCGAAGATCATCAAATCTAGGGAACATGCCACTAGATAGCCAGCCCGAATCAACCATCTTACGTCTATATTCGGTAAACTCCCGATCCGTCGATAACCGATGCTCGTCGTCGATCAATGCTTCGGGATGCATACGAGCAACGGCTCTGTAGACGTAGCGCAGAAAGTGATAGGCCGACGCATTAGATCCTGCTGTATCGACGGCCAAACCGGCCAACTTGGCCAAATAACCGGCCCAAGTGGTACTGCCAACCGTAGTGGAGGCTCGGACGTAGTAGTCCTCGACCGGGCGCCAAGCGACGAACGACGGGTTGCACAAATCCGAATTCGCATCCAACATCGTTTCAGTAGCCGTGACAACGACGAATCGGCGCTGGAGAAACTTAGGCCCGGCGGTCACCAGCTGCCCCTGCCAGTTAACTTCACTCCAGAGAGCATGAATACCGGGGCGCGAGAAGAAGACATTCGAGTCACTCATCTTCATAGATATGTTCACGGCCTTCTTAAGAAATTTGCTCAAAAACCATGGCTTATCGTCGATAGCCCTCTCTGACCACGGTTTGCCAACGTAGTACTCGTAGCAATAAGACGGTAGATAATCAACGTTATCGTCACCATAAAGAACCATAGGCAGCGGCCAGATAGACTTCCAGTGGAGTGCGTTTTTGAACTGGCCGGAATCACGAAGCGCCCTATAGACATATTGGAACCAGAGAAGGCGGCCTAACAGGCAATAAACGGTGTCTCCCCACGACGTTAGGAACGAGCCTGAAAACATCATCCCGATGATCAATCTATCTTCCTCGGAGAACAGATGAAGGAATTTAGAGACCAACTGGTCGGCGCTATACTCGAACAAGAAGAGCATCATCCCCCAATCCTTGCCAGTGGTTACATAGAAAAACATGGGAAGCAGCGCAACGAAGAGTAGGATGGACGGTAGTAGTGAGAAGTCGAGCTTCTCGGCGTCCCCATCAGCCGCGAACCATTCGTAATATTCCCCACTCTTAGAGTCTCGGTGCTCATAGTGAGTGAGGAAATTGAAGAGCAGGTGCATACCGCCCCTAGACTTAGACCACCCTATGCCTATAGGAGGCACACCGTACGTCGAATTCACCGCGTCGTTGTAAATGCAGTGGTCTATGGCGTAGCAAAGGTACGGAACGAC